ACTGGTTCGTATTTATAACCAGCACCCATCACACTTGATAAGGTTAATTGTAAGGTATCCTCTTGGATAAACCCCAACTCTTTTGAAATCTTTACTGTTTGTTCTTCTATAAATTTATACTTTGGTGTGTTTGCAATATTCATTAACATACAACCACCTTCTTTTAATCCGTAATAACAATTCTCTATAGTCTTTCTTAAAAAACCATTTACCCACTCATCTATAGTAGGGAACTTTTTATAACTTTGTGTGGGTTCATCCGAATATTTTTCGGTATCAAAATAGGGTGGTGAAGTAAAACATAAATCGATTGATTCTTTTTTTGGAATGAAATCCTCACTTCCTTGTTTATATATATCAACTTTTTTTCCTAAATACGAAAAATCTTTGCTCATTTTTAACAAACCATTATAAGTTCTCGTAGATGGTTCAGTTCCTATGTAATGTTTGGTATTTTTTGCAGATAAAAATCCAAGTAATCTACCGCCCCAACCACTTGATGGATCCCATATCACTCCATCACCACCAAACTTCTCGTAGATGAGTTTGGCTGCCGTTGGTCTGAAATTACTCACGGATTGAGTTCCACTATAAATCTTAATTGATTGTCTTAATCTATTTTCATGAAACCTGGTGCTTGTAGAATTTGGATTTTCACCTTTATAATGTTTCTGTTCCCAAGTCCAACACTTTTTAATGGTAGCCTTAAACTTATCATCATTTAAAAAGGTTTCCATTGGTGAGTTCATAGAATTACCACATTGAACTTCCCAAAAGAAAGGAAAATATGACCAAGCCAATCTTAAACAATGCATAGTCTGAACTATCTGATTGTCTATGAATATTGTATCAACATCAAACTTTTTGAGTTTCCTCATGTGTTCGTGTTTTTCATCTTCACGAATTTTGTAGTGGGGGAATCCATGTCGTCTATAGTAATCGAATATGACTTCTACACCATATTCTCTATCTACTACATCTATTGAATTTGTAACCCTTTCAAACTCTAAGTCCTTTTCATCTATATCAATGAGTTTACCGAGAGTTTCATAATTTACTCTTGTCATTAGGGCAGGTTTAGTTTTTTAATTTCCTTTGTATCTGATCCATACTTTTGTAATATGGTTTTGAGATTTGCCTTGTTTTGTTCGGTTGAGTAGAATACGTCCAAGTATTCTCTTGCCTCTGATAAACTTGATTCGTAATGTTTTGCAACTATTTCTACTACCCATTTTTCATATTTCATATTCTTTTTTCCTTTAACATATCGTAACCACTCTTTCTTCTTTGGAAGAACGTTACTATATAATTTATATAAATCTTTTGGTTTTAATTTATATTTTTGAAATTCATTAGCAACCTCGACATACTCCATCTTCATAGATATAAATCTATGTATCATATAGTTAGACCATTGTTTTTTCTCTGTTTCGTTTAGAGAATCCCAATAACCTTTTGTTTGATGTTGTGTAATATGAGTGATGTGATCAAATAAAGATTTATTACCAGACTTTTTCTTTTTCATATTAATAAGTAGTCTTTTAATTTCTCAAGTTCGGAAAAATTTGCTATGTTTTGATAAGTTTGGTCGGTTTTATAACATTGACGTGGTTCTATAAATTCTGCTCTTATACTATCAATCTCATTTTCAGTTTTTTCAACATTAAGAAACTTCACCAATGAAAAATAATTTTGTCTATGTCTGTCTGTATAAATATTTCTATCAAATAAATCCTCATAAGAAAATACTTTTATATCTTCTCTATCATTAACCTGTTCTAACATAAATAAAGTTTCATTGTATATTCTATCCATCCAAGACTTTACTTCATCATAATCAAGTTTATCAAATTTATAATCTCTTTTATGTTGTCTGTGCACACCAACTGATCCTATCCAATGACCCGTTTGAATTGCTAACATTTCAGAAATAACCTTTTCAAATATATTTTTACGATATGTCAATATTTTCAATACTGGATAATCTAAAAATTTATCAACAACATCAAGATAACCAGGCTCATCCCAATTTAATTTCATACCGGAATTTGATTGAAATATTTCATCAAAACAATTACTGATATTCGAATTAAGATAAAATTCATCATTGGAAAATGACAAACCAAATGTTTTCCATATATCAGGTGGTGAATCCATCCAAACCATTTTAGTTCTTGTTAAATGATGTAATGAATTCATTAAATTATTTGAGCCACTACGTTTAGCATTCAACATTATAAATTTATTCATTTACAAACCCACATCTTAAAAATAATCTTTGACTAACTTCGTTCCACTCATCAACTTGTGACCATACTGAATCTAATTGTTGTAATTTTGCTGCAGTGATAATATAACTAATCAATTCAAATCCATAACCATAACCTCTGTAATCCTTATGGACATATAAGTTTAATCCCTCTTTCGTTTCGTAATCTAACCAATACCAACCTTTCAGTTCATCGTTTATTTCGAGAACCGAAAATAACCAACCATCTTCTAATCTCTGTTTGGCATCTTCCACACTCCACATTTTATTCCAATTCATTTCTTCTTGAAAAATATCTATTGCTAATTGAAGTTTATCTTCGTTTACCTTCTTCCAATGTGTTATTTCATATGAACTCGGAGTAAATCTATAATCGTTCAAAGATTTACGATATATCATCATAAAAAATTATCTATTGATAATTCATTTTTCTGTGATCCAGCCTCAAAACCAAGATTTGGTCGTTTATCAAATTCAAAATCTGAATATTTACCATTTTTTCTAACGTAATGAATAAATAATTGGTAACATTCGTTTCCCTCAAATGGTTCTCTCCAATGATTCATTTTAGTTCCCTCGTAAAAACAAACATCTCCCAATTCTAATATAAGATTTGCAGATTCTTCCTTCTCAGCAGAATCTTGCCAAGATGTTGACTCTGTACCATATTTTTCATAATCATATTTTTGCATATAAATTGGCCAAGGTTTATCCGTAAATATCGGAATAGTAGCACTAAACTCACAAGATGGTCTGTCTGTATGTGGTTTTAACCAATCCATACGATTGTAAAGTCTAAAAAAAGTATAACAAGGATATAATTCTTCTCCGGCCACACTTTCTGCAACTGGTTGTAGCATTTTTAAAATTGAATCTCCAATGTAAGTACCATACGCAGTAAAAGTGCCTGGTACTTGTCCATTATCTAATTCTAACTCATCATTTTCTATTTTTAAATCAAAATATTGTTTTGTAAGTGTTAATAAATCCTTAGATAGAAAATTGTTGACAACCTGATACCCATCTCTTTGTAATTTATTAACAGGATTCAATCGTTTCTTTAATACAAAATTCACTGCCAAACTAATTCTATCGTTATTCTTTTTATTTAAATCAACAGAATGTTTCAACCATGCCGGAAAAATAACCAACTCACCATCTTCTGGTTTAATACTATAATCAGGATTTTCCATTTCATAATGATGAACGAATTCTCTATTAAATAAAACCTTATCATCACTTCTTTTAAGAATTAAATCACCACACTCTTCGTGAGTTTTTACATAATAAACTAATGAATAATCTGCTCCTGGATGACTATGGTGAGTATTCAATACCCCCTCGTGGTTAATATTGAACCACCAATTATCTACATAAACTTCTTCACCGTTAGTTATATTTTTTTGAATAATATCACAAAAGGAGTCTAATAAATCATTCATATATTTTGGAATTTTACTCTGTTTTGAGGAATGCCAACCACCAAGATTAGACCTAATCACACCAGTCGGATGATCTGATTTCAACGAATATGCATAGTTTTTTATTTTTTCATTGTCAACCTCTATTTTACCTGTCCAAATATCGGTTTCAAATATATTCTGTTTTTTCATCTTATAACTCATTTTCTTTATACAACTTTAACTTATCTAAATAATACTCAGAGTCTATTAAGTCATATTCATAATCTATATACTTTTTTAACTCCGTATCAAATTTATTATCTTTATCTTTAATTGTAACAAAACAATAAATCCTTCCTATCTTCCTATATACTCTCTTACCGGATAGCATTTCAAACAATTCTAACAATTCATCCTTATATGAGCAAAAGTCTGTACCCCAGGATGTTCTATTCTGATTATCCTCACATAAATGAATTACTTTAATATCATTATACTCAATAATAATATTTTTAATAAAAATTGGTAATTCGTATATAATAATATTTGAAGATATGTCTTTATCAATTAATTGTTTATCTGTTATAATAACCTTACAAAGTGGAAGTACAGTTGTTCTCAATATTAACTCCATCTACAAAAAATCTCGTATAATAAACACCACCAGTACTACCATGATCCAATCCACTATAACTGCCAGTTATATTTGAATCTGGATTATTGATTACTTCCGAGTTTTCGATTTGAACCCTGTGAAAATCAGTAAACCATGATGCAGAAATATTTACATCTTCACAAACTCTGGTTAATAAAGAACCTGTTATATGTATTTGATTGTACTCTGGTATTGAACTCCAATTCCAACTTGCACTTTCAACTAAACCCCAAACTATAATTTTATCATCATATTCATCTATTTCACTCTGATTGTCTGTAATCCAATCATAATCTTCTGGATCTAATGAACCAGATATCACATCAACATTGGTTTGTACTGCAAATCTAATACTATAATAACTCATTAAATTGTCCAGAAGAAATCGGGGTTTTGGGCTCCTGGAGTCATTCTGTTATAATACTTTAAAATACCTTCTGCCAATTCATTCTGATTTCCGGAGGGTTGTGCTTTACCTATAAATAAAGCTTCTGAAAAGACGCCTCCGAGGGTGTTTACGGTAGTGGTGCCAGTGGTAGATTTACCAAAAACACTCCAATAATTACTACCTGCTCTTGGTTGGGTTATTGGGGAGGGCTCATATTGAGTCTGTCCAAACGCAGTGCCTCCTGGATTTGAAAAATTCCTGAAATTCCACCGTGTTGGGGTAGATGGAGCATTATATCTAACTCCTGTAATAATAAA